CCTGAAACCGTTCGCGCTTATGGCGTAGACTTCTTCCGCGACTTGAATTCGGGTAAGGTAGACTTACCGCGCAAAGCTAACGGTGGAGAAATTAAGGGCGGCTCTGGAATGAAGGATGACGTATTTGGCTACTTCCAACCGGGAAGCTTCATTCTGCAAAAGTCAGCAGTAAATAAATACGGTAAGCGTAATCTGGATAAGTTAGTTTCCGCTCCCGCACTTGCAAAGGGTGGTAAGATTCCAAGAGCTTTCTGGGGCGCTTTAATCGGTAATGTTGTTGGCGGTCTTGTTCAAGGCGCTGTTGTCGGTGGAGTAACCGCAGCGGTCACTGGTGGAGACTGGAAGAAGGGCGCTCTATACGGAGGTATCGCGGGTGGAGTTGCTGGCGGAGTCGGCGGCTATGGATATGCTAAGCAGAATCCAAACGCTGGGTTTGGTGGTGGCTTTGCAAATTCGTTTGGTTATTTAGGGCTTGGTAAAGATAAGGCTGCAAATGCAAACTCTTCAGCAGCTTTGACTGGAACGTCCGCCCCATCAACGGCAACTACGGATGTCGCAAAGATGAGCGGTTTAGGAACAGCTCCTTCCGGTAACGTAAACTTCGAATCTGGCATTGATACATCTCCATTCTCATCTGAGATTTCGTACAAGGGTACCACCTCATTGAATGGAAAACCAGAATATTCATTGGGTCTTGGAAATAGCCAGACCAAAAAGCCTTCCATGTGGAAGTCTGCAGGAATGAATCTTGCCGCAGGTACGTTATTGGCACTTGGCTCGTCTGCTCTTGCACCAAGTTCTGCAGAAGACGGTCCTCGTGTGATTAAGGGTAATGGTTCGGTGACGACCTACAACCCTGACGGCAGCGTGCAAATCTTCAACGGTCAGGGCACTAAGATTATTCGCCCGGGAATCGACTTTAACAGCACTCAAGAACTTGAGCGAGTTGTTACATCATCTGGCGGACAACTCCCAGAAGAAGGTATTCCGGGCTACGCTTCTGGTGGACTTGTAAAGACCGTCGGTTCTGTTCGTCAGAAAGTTAAAGATAGAGGATTCTCTCGCCCATACGTAACATCAGGTTCAGGTGATGGGGACGATGTTCTTGCAAAACTGAAGCGAAACGAATATGTCGTAAATGACAAGGCGTCTTCTTATTATGGTCCTCGCATCATGAATAAGATTAACCGCATGGAACTCAAAAAAGAGGAAATCGAAGGTAACGAAGGAATCCTTGCTTTTGAGAACGGCGGACCAGTTGAATATTCCCCAAGCGATAGAGACAGAGGAACATTCTCGTTGAACGCTCCAGTACCTAAGCATAACGAGGTACCTACGGCACCGACAGGCGAGCGTGGCGGAGCGGTAGCGAACACCTATCACTTCGAAATCAACGTAAACATGGATGGACAAGGTGGAGGAAGCGTTTCTAGCTCCCAAACCTCTTCCGGAAATGACACTGAGAGAAACTCGGTTGATGGACAAAAGTTTGGCGCGAAGATTTACGCATTATTCAGAGAGTTCGCTGAGCAAGAAAAGCGTCCGGGAGGCTTATTGGCTGACTAATTATGGCAGACATTATTCGCAAGTTTAACGTACCTACCTATGGAGCCTCAACGATATACGATAAGTACGACGTAGTAAAAGTTACTTCAAGTAGTAAAGAGTATTATTTTGTGTCAACCGTTGACGGAAACCGAAGTAATCTCAACACCACTAATCGCTTATCTAATACATATTGGAAACGATTTGATGATGTAGCCATCGACTTCGCGGACGTCTGGACCCCATCTTATTCCACCTCTGCTGAGACGGAGCCTCGGGTGGTTAACGCCCGAATGGAAGACGGGGTAACTTCATTAGCAAGAGACGGAATAAACACCACTCCTCTAAGATATAATTTAGCGTTCGATAACATTAGAGATAGAGAAGCTAAAAGCTTGCTTTGCTTTTTTGATTTCGTTGGTGCGAAGCGAAGTTTTAAATGGACAGTCCCCCCTCCATACGAAAAGCAGCTTTCATTTACATTTGTAAATTTGAGTCATATGTTCTCCAAAAAGGACAATAACTCCATTTCTATCAATATTGAGCAGTCTTTTGTGATTTATGGGGTAGGAGCAGGTCAACAATCCTTCGGTTCTTTTGAAAGTTAAGTGTAACTTAACTAGGATAAAGGATTCAAAGGATTATGGCAGGTTCTATCAAAAACATTAACATTTCGGGCTACAGCGCCGGTTATACATACCAACAATACGATGTGGTATCGTACCCATCGGGTAACCGCTCGCTTTATTTTGTCTCTGTGTCGGGGCAGCATAGCGCCCAACTAGACACGGTATCGTACGCCTCTAACGCCTCATGGAAGCGCTTTGACGACGTTTCTTGGGCGTTTACTGATGTTTGGACCCCAACGTACGGCTCTCAGATTAATCTTGAGCCTAAGCCGAAGCTAGCGGTGTTTGGCGATGGCTACGTTCAGCGTAGTGACGGTGGGTTATTCGGCAACTTGCTCGGATACGAAATGACTTTCAAGGACATTAATAATCAAGAATTAAAAAGTTTAGTGGCGTTCTTTGAATATAAAGGTGGTGCAGATTACTTCATAAGCGACCTAAACTCCTTTATTACAGGTAGAAGATTTATAGGAAAGAACTGGAAACACGACCATAAAGCCGATAACATAAACGACTTCTCTGTAAGTCTTTTTGAATCCATTTCTTCCTAATGTCAAAACAAATAATAAATAAAGAGCTTGAAAAGCTTACCCCTTCAACACTCATCGAGTTATTTGAATTAGACACGACTGAAATCGACGGGAATAGACTTCCTGAGAATCAGCAAATCATTCGGTTTCATAACTTTGTATCTGAATCTTTTTTCCCGGTATACTTTGCCGACACTAAGTATATAGCTGTACCAATCATGTTTAAAAACAATGAGCTTAAGGGTGACGGCACAACCCTCCCTCGCCCTCGCTTAAACATTGGTAATGCTGACGGCATTGTCTCCTATTTCATGAGCCAGACTGACGGTCTGATAGGGGCAAAATTGACTCGTCGAAGAACCTTCGCTCGGTTTCTCAACGGTACGACTTGGGGGCTAGCCTCAAACGTAAATCCAATTGGCTCTCCTGATGCTGAGGCGGCTTTGTCCGAAGATATATTTTTCGTCGAAAAAATTATCATGGAGAACAAGCAGGTCGTTGAATTTGAATTAGCGTCCAGCTTGGAATTACATAAAGTGAAGATTCCGCGCAGAAGAATGTTCGCGAACAACTGCGTATTTGAATACCGAAACTCTACGGGTTGCGATTATACTGGCGCTCCTGTCGCGGATTATGGCGATAAGAAATTTGATTCTACAGGTTACAACTTGACGCTGACAGACCGGGGACTTTGGGATAGTAGCGCGTCCTATGACGCAGGCGACTACATATATATAGAATCCTCATTTCTGAAAGAGGATGGGTCCGGAGCGAAACGCTTTTACTACGTATGTCTTGAAAATGGTGTCACTGGCGCAGAAAATCGCCCAGCTATATCAAATAAGTGGAAATTGGACATGTGTTCTCGTAAAATCAATGGGTGTCTATGTCGTTTTACAAAGGATAATCTTCCATTTGGAGGCTTTCCAGCGTTAATTCGCGTTGAATTAGAAGATTAATGAACAACTATATCAAAGAACAAGTTAAGGCTCACGCGCTTAGGGAGTTTCCCAATGAGTGCTGTGGGTTCATTTGTGTCAATAAACTTGGCGTAGTGACCGTTGTTCCTTGTGAGAATGAGGCGAGAAACAAGCGTAATCGATTTTCAATCAACCCTGCTATGAACGTTGAGGTTGAGAAGTATGGTTATGTCATCGCATTTTACCACAGTCATTCAGATGAGGTCGCGAATCCTGAACGAGAACACTTCTCGCGTGAGGACTTAGATATTTCGCGTGAAGCTTGTATTCCAGCATTACTTTACGTATACCCTCAAGATAAGTGGTTATATCATCAGCCCGATACTTATCAGCCTCTTGACCTACTCGGACGACCATTCATCTGGGGTGTATTCGACTGCTATTCACTTGTTCGTGATTTTTACAAAATTCAGAAGGGCGTGATTCTAAACTACTATTTTCCTCCTTCTGAAGAGTCGGAGAAAGTAGATTTTGGCTACGAACGACACATACAAAACGAGAGGTTTGAAGAGGTTTCTTTTGATGATTTACAGGGAGGCGACGTGCTTCTTTTTAAGATAAAGTCGGATTTTATCAATCATTCGGCAATTTACTTAGGCAACAACGAATACCTTCATCAACCAATCAAGAAACTGTCCTCTATTGTCAATTTGGACGAGCGTTACTTTAAGTATATAGCTAAAGCGTTGAGGTACAAGTATGAATAAGATTCGCTTAAAAGGTAGATTAGGCAAAGAGTTTGGAGAGTTGTGGGAGCTTGACGTGAAGACTCCACAAGAAGCTCTGTTGGCGATTAACGTGAATACAGAGGGACGCTTTCTTCGTTACCTAACCGAGACTTCCCAAAAAGGTGTCAGTTACGCACTGATGGTGGGTAACATTGTAATCAATAACAAAATCGAGCATGAAGCGGTATTTACAGGTCCTTGTGGCAAAGAAGATATCGTAATTACTCCAGTAATTGGTGGAGCGTACGGTACAACATCTTTTTGGGTTAACCTTATCGTTAGCGTTGTTCTCGCCGTAGTTTCCTCTATGTTGGCTCCGTCACCAAACGTGAACCTCGGCGACAATAGTGATACGGCGCGAAAGGACTCATACTTGTTCAGTGGTGGTCCTCAACCAGCAAAACAAGGCAAGCCCGTTCCTCTTGGATACGGTAGAATGATTATTTATCCTACTCCAATTAGCGTGCAGTATGAATATAATAATGTCTCTAATGGCGTGTATTATTCTGGGCCAATTGCTGAAGAGGCTACTAGCGGATTCCGCCTGAAGAGATGGTTTAAATAACATGAAACACACACGACTACAGGGGTACAAGGGAAGTAAGCAGCAGAATCCGATTGAGGTCGAAGATACGATTCAATCGACTGGCAAAGCTTATATTGTCGACCTACTCTGCGAAGGAGAGATTGAGGATATGGTCGCGCTTTATATCGACGAAGCGAAATATACTTCCTCAGATTTCCCCACGGTCACGTTTGACAAAGCTACGATGTTCAGACGAGGACTTCCTCGTACGTCGCAGTCTATCCTTTCTGAACGGTACGCGGGAGCAAAGGTTCCTCTCCCTATTCCTCAATCAAGTAAGCTTCGCTCTACGAGACCTATCACGCTTTACTTTAACTCTAACACGTATCCTGACGCCACTAGCGTGCTCGTGAACGTACGCATGCCAAGCATGATGCGGCAAGTTTCGGCGGAAACAAAAGGATATGGAGAGACTGCGGGAGACATTAGAGAGACTACGGTACAATACTCAGTCACGCTGACGGAAAATGGCGTGGACAGGGCTCCTATTGTAGAGGTGATTCGTGAAAAAAGCACAGGAGGCTTTATTTGGAGCACTAGAGTAAATCTAAGTCCAGACCCAAGCAAAGCTGTAAATCGCTGGAAACTTAAAATTCATCGTACCACTC